TCTGAATCAATCCAGCTCGTTCCACTTCCATCGCATTAACCTTGATCCTAAGCCAGTCACTATTGATCTGCTGAACTTGGAGTTCCTTCTGAAGCATATCTCGCTCAGTGCGAACTTTGATCAACTCTTCTTGCAATCCTTGGAGGGCCACCACTGAAACCGCTGCATGCTGTTCAGCTGTGGTCTTGAGTGAAGTAAACCAACCGATGATCTCTTTGTTTATCCACATACGATTACAAGGACCTCCCTTTACGAATTGGCTTACGACCAATACAATCGGCAACCCGTGATAATCCCGCCGGTAGTGAGGACGAAGGTAGCAGTACCAGCAGCAAGAGCAATGGTGGAAGGATCAGTAAGATGCAGCCCAACACCTGTATCACCAGTCACCCCCTTCAACGTGATCGATTGAGTATTTCCAAGAGGAGGGACAATCGTGCAGGCCGTGGGAGTGGTCCCACCCGAGGGCACGGTGATTGTATTTAATCCAGATGCGAGGGTTTTGATCTCAATCACACCAGGACTAGCGGCATTTGTGGCTGCCACTATGGTCTCCGTGCCAGTGACATCACCACTAAAGACCAGAGTGCATGTTCGAATGGCTGACACACTCATACTATATTCCTTTAGGCGTAGAAGTCACCCGTGATCGATTCAGGTGCTTGATCAACAGGCTTATCAATCTTTCTCATGCGCTGGATGGTGGCTTGCATCTCATCAGGCATCTTCGAGATATCTCGAACCTTCTCAGATTCAATGATCGGGACTGGAAGTTGGGGCCATGTCATGAGCGCATATCGCACACAGTCGGTGAGTTCATCTTCCTTCTTATAGACCCTCTCCTTCATCCTCATCTGACCATCACGAGCCGTGGATTCTGCCCACCGATAGGCTCGATGTTGCTTAATAGTGAGAGGACAGAGGGATTCAATGAACCAGAGTTGGTGCATGTGAAGCCAGGACTTGACTCTTTCAGTTCCAGCCACCACATCATTCTCAGCCCCTTGACAGGTAATGCCATGCTGGGCGAGTTCAATCATGGGCTGACGTTCGTTCTTATTGATGGCCCATTTGGTTCCAGATGAGTTCGCCAGTCGCTTCATAGCCATGGCATGTTCGATGAATGACTTATGTCGCTCTAGGTACTCCCCCACCACTACTAATCCCTTTTCAGTGGAGATCAACTTCACAGCTCCAAAGGGATGATCAGCCCCTGTGTCAATTCCAATGAGTACCTGTCTCCATGGATCATACGTGCCAGTGTCCTTCCATTCAGGAATGATCTTCGCAATCTCATCATTGGTTCTGAGGATCTGTGGCTCTACTGCACCACCATACACCGCTCCGGTGAAGATGACGAAGTCGGCCTCATATTCCTGTCGAAAAAGAGCATCAGGCATGATAGTCTTAGCCCTTGCAAGTTCTTCGGCAGAGATAATGGGGTTATCACAGGTGCGAGCATGACATGCCCAGTAGCCGGGCAAACCATCTTCAGCTGGTTTGTAGAGTTTCTCATAGACCCAATCATAGGACCTGGGGGATGTCGTGAAGAAGGCAACTCCCCTGCGATCTGTCAAGGAAGGAGAAATAACCTGCCAGTGCATGTCAGTGAGTTCACAGACTTCATCGATCCATAACCAATCCAATCCCTGGCCACGGCCTTGGTCTGGATCTTCGAGGGTCTGGAAGTGGATGAGTGAACCATTCTTGAGTCGGAGGTCACTGAACTCGGTGTTGTAATCCGCTACCCAGTCTTGAGGAATTAGTTGCTGGAATGCTGGGATGACATAGCGATGGAGTTTTGGATTTGTCGGGGCCGTTGCCCACCCTATCGTGTTGGGAATACACGCCTCTTCCACTCCAGCAATGGATCCAATCCTAGACTTCCCCCATCGTCGTCCAGCGATGATGGTGAGTCGGTCGTAACTCCTCTTCCCTTTTGATTGGCAAATGGGACAGACGAAGTCTGGAGGGGTGTGGAAATCTTTCTTGCACGTTTCGCAGTACCGCCTACGTCTCGCTTCCAAGAAGGCCGCTTGGTCGGCTTGTTCATACAGCGTTTCGGCAGGGAGGGTGATCCATTTACCCATACTTACTTACAATGTCCTGAACCAGGCGCACATGCTTTCAATCCCTTAATTGCTTTGGTGAGAATCTTGTGATGACTCTTTTCATCGTTCTGGATCTCACCCAGATCAGACACCACCCCAGTTCCCTTTGCTTCACGCTTTCGGATTCCATAGTCCTTAATGGCTTTGGACTCTCCAGCTAAGTCGTGTCGCAGATCGCTCTTGAGCGCACTCATGATTACGCTGGACCCTTACCCTCACCAGTTTCCTCATTCGGGAACTCGCCATTCGTGATAGGAGCCATCCGATTCATCGAAGACTCATGTCCACAACCCACCGATGCAGAGCTGGGAATAAATCCAATCTCCCCATCGGGAGCCATTTCATTCCGCTCCGCCATCTCGTTATCGTTGTCCTGATCAAGATCAATCATCTAAGGTCTCCTTCGCCCCGGTCATCTTCGGATCGGGATAGTTCGCTCTCGTCCAGCCATTGACATCCGGTGGGCCTGAACGCACAGGAGCAGGCTTATTCAACGGGTTCATGGGTTCATTAAACTGTTCCACCCACGCCGCTGTATCAGGGGTTTCATCAGGACTCACATCACGGGCCATTATGACTTCTCCTTTGGCTTCGCATCTTTCAGGCCTTTGAGAGCCTGATATTCCTTTTTCCCACCTTGAGCCTTGCGTTTCTCAGACAGCATCACTGCCACCATCTGCTTTTGATCTTTGATAACTGGTCCGTGCTTGGATCCGCTATGAAGCTTTCCAGCCTTCCATTTTGCAGGAACTTCGTTCCAAGGCATTATTGAACCTCCAGCATAGAAACACCCTTCTTATTTAGAATATGCATAGCTGCCTTGAATTCCAGTTCTTTAGCAATGGTTTCAGGCTTTCGTCGGTGGGAAATACTCCCATAGGAGTTTACGAAGCCCTCTAAACGTCCAGAAGTTTTCATGTACTCACGAAATTCTAGCGCAAGCTGTGCCTGTCGCTGCTTAATCTTCAAGTGAGGTATCAGCAAACGCAAGAGCGTTTCACCACTTTCGTTTCGCCACTGAATCGACCTAAAAGGCTTCCACTTAGGATTCAGTTGGCGAGGCTTTGTCAATAGCCCCCCATACTGAGCTTGAACCTCAGCAAGTATGGCTGCATCTGTGTTGACTAAATAGACTCTAAGAGAAGGTTGTCGTGTTTTACCTGCAAGGGTTATGTTTATACAACCCTCACCATCAAAGAAGCCCGCAAGCCACTCAATACTTACCATTACTCCTTCAATTCCCCTTCAATCGCCTTCGGCACCCCAACCACATGCCCTGTGAGCACCTTAGCATTCCCTCCCGGAGCTGGTTCAATCTTGAGTGCCAAGACCGTCATGGGGGCCTGTCCTTCTACCTTGATGGCCTGATAGTTCTTGAAGATGCCAGATCCCTTGGCAGCCTCAATGGTCATCGTCTTGTCTTTCTTATCTATCCAATGCTCGATGTTATCGACTACCTTTGGGACGATCTGATTCTGGAATCTCTCGGTGGGATCGGTGAACTTCAGCCACCCCTCTTTGGATGCCTTATAGACCATCGTGCGGAGGGTTGCATACTTCATCCCCATGCGCTCCGCAATCGCTTTACCGTCTAAGCCTTCAGCCCGATAGGTGATGTATTGGAGGATCCTTGAGCGAGCACTGTTAGGAGATGGGAGGGCATAGAGGACGGGGAAGTCTGCATCGTAGACTTCACCAGGATTATCGGCATTCTCAGCCAATGTCCCGAGACCCATAGATTCCATTGTAGCCAGCTTCTCTAACTGAAATGTCTGCGGCGCGACAATCGTAGGATCCTTCCATCCTTCTCTTGTTGACTGAGCGATGGCTTTCTGTTTCCGTTCGCATGCTGTGCAGACACACCCAGGCTTGTGACCCACACGTTCGGAGGACCGGGGTTTCTTAGGCGTTTCAGTTGCTGGTTGCACCATAGGTCAAAGGAGTCCACGATGGATGAAGATGGAGTAGTCACAGGGGATTGACATTCGGTGGGGAATCCTCATCCTCGTGAGGGATTGGGGTTTGATGGGGTTAGACCTTTCCGGTCGTGGGCTGAGGTTGAGGGCGTTTCGGGTTGGGGACTGAGCCTTCGGGACTCACGTCGCGCTTCGGGCCATTATCTGTTGCCATGAAATCTCCTTCAAGAAGTTGGAGGGGTCAGCCCCGTTCATCACTATTGGACCCCTGCCATAGGCTGCCGGGTGTGGGAGCGGAGGGAGGAGTCGGCTCGACCAGTACCGGGGGCAGGCTAGAAAGTTATAGGTTTCCTTTTAGATATTGAATTGCACGAAGCAACGTCGTTTGATTATCGCTTGCCATTCCTAGAAGTATGTTGCATTTAGTACAAAGCAAGCCACGAATTTGCCCAGTAACATGATCGTGATCTACGCATAGATTAGGTCTGCCTTTGGATGCTACCAAACTTCCACAGATTTTACACTTGCCACGTTGCGCCTGTAAGAGAGCATTATAGGTTTCTGCCGTGATCCCATAGGTTGCAATTATATGGGCCTCATGCGTTAGAAATGTTGATCTATTACCTATC